GGCGGCGGACGATGCTTGAAATAACCCCCATGACGCTGAAAGAGGCCAACGCATACGTTGAGCAAAACCACCGGCACCACGGGCCTGTGGTGGGGCACAAGTTTTCAATAGGCTGTTCCGACGGGGAGAAAATCGTGGGCGTGGCTATTGTGGGCAGACCTGTGGCGCGGCATTTAGACGACGGGTGGACGCTGGAGGTAAACCGCCTCTGCACAGACGGAACCCGCAACGCCTGTTCCATGCTTTACGCCGCCGCGTGGAGAGCCGCCCGCGCCATGGGGTATAAACGCCTGGTGACCTACATTCTGGAGAGTGAAAACGGGGCCAGCCTCCGGGCGGCTGGCTGGAAGTGCGTGGGACAAGCTGGCGGCCTCCGGTGGACAGGAAAACGCAGGCCGGAGGTTGACCTGTATCCGGCGCAAATGAAAATCAGGTTTGAACGGGAGGTATAAGCGCATGAGTATTATTTGCATAGCCAAAGGAACGGCCACCATAGGCCGGACGACGCGGGGCGCAGATGGGCAGATCATAAGCCAGACACCGGCGCGGTGGGAGCATGACCCGGACGGCGGGTGTGTTGCCCTCTGGACTATGAACCCGGAAACCGAGGAACAGGAAGCCCCGGCGCGTATCTATGGCGACTGGCAGGCGTCGGAATACCTGGGCGACGTTCTGGCGGAACTGAAACCGCGCCGCAAGGTGAACCTGCCGGATTTCCCGGCAATCGTCCGCGCGGCCATGGCCGACGGTATGGACATTTGCGTGTACTGCCAGAGTTTTGGCTGTAACGAGTGCATAGTGAACGAGTGGAAAAGCGAAAGGAGCGACGAAGAATGAACAAGACGAAAATTGACTGGGCCACAATGTCCTGGAACCCCGTAACCGGCTGCCGCCATGGCTGCCCGTACTGCTACGCCAGGCGGACGGCCACACGCTTCAACGCAGGGCTGGAGGATCCGGCCCCGCTGGCTGGCGGCCTCCATGTGCTGCCGGAGAAGATCAAGGCGACGCCATACCCGTATGGTTTCGAGCCTACCCTGCACCGCTACCGCCTGGGCCAGCCGCAGAACACAAAGGAACCGCAGACCGTGTTTGTTTGCAGCATGGCGGATCTGTTTGGGCGCTGGGTGCCCACCTCCTGGATCGTGGAGGTGCTGGACGCCTGCCGCAAGGCACCCCAGCACCGCTATTTGTTCCTGACAAAGAACCCGGCCCGGTATCTGGAGTTGGACCACCTGGCCCTCCTGCCCCACGAAAGCAATTTCTGGTATGGCAGCACCGTGGCGAACATGGACGCGGTGGGAATGTACGTCATGCAGGGTGTGAACATCAACAGCTTTTGGAGCATGGAGCCGCTGCTGGGGCCGGTGGACATGGCCGCGGCGGAGGGTTTACCGGAGTGGGTGATCCTGGGCGCCGAAACCGGCAACCGACCGGACAAGGTGACGCCCGCCCGCGAGTGGGTGGACAACATCGTGGCATTTTGCGAGGAGAACGAGATCCCTGTGTTCTTCAAGGACAATCTGCGGAAGTATTTCCCGGATCTCCCTGCCTCTGCTTTCCCCTGGGAGGTGTGAGCCGTGGAAAACACCGAGAAAGTGGAGATCGGTTACACCGTGCCGAAAGAACGCTGGCAGGAAGCAGCCAAGAACCTGGAGGAACTGGGGAACGTGCTGGCCGCTGGATTTCTGAAACAGAACAAGGACGGGCGCGGGAAAGAGGACGCGGACGACATTATGGCGGACATCATGCTGGCCTGCATGGCGCTTTACCATGTGGCGGAGTTCGCAACGGACAAATGCCGGATCATTCCGCTGCCCGGCAAGGACGGAGGTTAATATGCTGGCTGTGCTTATGAGCATGAAACCGGAGTGGTGGGAGAAGATCCTGGCCGGCGAAAAAACGTTGGAAATCCGAAAGACACACCCGCAAAATGAAAGGCTTGAATGGCCCGTGACCGTTCTGGTGTACGTTAGCGGCACCGGAGCGGTGCAAGGTCAATTCCTTTGCCCTGGGGAAGTATCATACCGAACCATGCAAGACCTGGAAGAAATGTCATGCGTTCCGCGTGAGGATCTGCTGAAATACGCAAAAGGCAGGCGGCTTTCCGGCTGGATCGTCCAGTCACCGGAGAAGTTCGACGCGCCCAGCCCTCTGGCAGAGTTCGGCCTGGACCGTCCGCCCATGTCGTGGCAGTATGTGGAGATCCCGGACGCGGCGGAGGAATAGAAAATGTTTGTTATCATGGACGAATTTAGCCCATGGCCGCCTGTGAACTGTAACGACTGCCGGAACGTGAGTTGCACGGAGGCGGAGCAGGAAAAGGCCATGGGGAAACCACCGCATATTTGCCGGGAATACAAAAAGCGGGTTTTTCACGGCACGAACAAGCGCGGCTTTCATAGCTGCCTGCACCCCTGCGTCGATTGCATAAAAGACCGCTTCCGAAAGTTTGAAAGCCGGGGGAAAACGTAATGGCCATAAACGTTTCCGACCTGCCGCCGAAATATCAGGAGCAGGCCATGAAAAAGTACATGGAGCAGCAGAAACAGCGGCGGGGGCCAGCACCTCCCGCCGCGCCGCCGCAGGATCCGGCAAAGGGCACGAAATACCACAACACCCCCACCGAGCGGGTGACAGCCTCCGGGGCCGTCCTGCATTTCGACAGCCAGAAAGAAGCCCGCAGGTTCGACGTTCTGGCTGCCCGCCAGGCAAGGGGGCAGATCCGCGATCTGCGCCTCCAGGTGGATTTCACCCTGCAGGAAGCGTTTACCGACACGGAGGGAAAGCGGGTGCGGGCGATCCGCTACAAGGCGGATTTTACATACTACCAGCCGCCAAACAGGCAGCTATACGGAAGTCATGCGCCATACTACGCAGAACAAAGCGGGGTGCCCTGGGAGTTCGTCGTGGAGGACGTAAAGAGCAAGGCCACCAGAACGGCCAAGTATGCCATGAAAAAGAAAATGCTAAAGGACCGTTTTGGGTACGACATTACCGAGGTGTGAGAATGAGCAAAAAGACAACGGACGAAACCCTGGGCCGTGAGGCTGTCAAGGAATACCTGCAGCAGTACCACACGGCTGTGGGGAAAAAGCGGATCCTGGAGGAGCGCCACCGCGTCCTTTCCAGCGAACTGCGGGCGCCCAGTACGGGGTCCGCGTTCAGGTTGACGCCGCCGACCAAGCCGACAAAGACGGACGGATCCGTGTCCGTTGTCTTTCGGATCTCCGAAGTGGAGGACAGGATCGAGGAGCAGCGGGAGGAAATGGCCAAGGCCGTCCTGAACGTTATGGACTTGATCGACGTATTACCCGCCAACTCCACCGAGCGCACCGTGGTGGAAATGCGGCACATAGATTGTCGGGGCTGGGATAAGATCGCGGAGGCCCTTTACATGAGCCGGTCCAACGTGTTCAACTACTACAACGCCGCCCTGGATAAGATCCTGGAGAACAAGCGCAACCGGAAACTGCTGGAGGAATACATGGCCAGGAAGCAGCAGCGGGCAGGGCCGCACGGGCGGAATAATCGCCCCTGAAAAGTTTGGACGCTTTTGGACTATTGACCGTGCTATACTGATAGCATGGAAAGCAGCGCAGGGGTGAAGCCCTGAAACGAATACCGAGAACCACCAGCCGAAAGGCCGGTGGTTCTTTGCTTTCCACACCATGGCCGGGGAGTGTACCGCGGGGGCTTTCCTCCTTTCACCCTGCGCCGCTGCGGCGTGTGCATACGCGGCGGCCCGGCCTAACCCTCCCGCCCTGGGTGCCTTTGCCGAGGGGCACCCAGGGCACCCGTTAAGGACCCCGCACCCCCCTGTGTAGGTACTCCCCAGCAGGAAAAGCCGTGCGGGGCAAGGAAAGCCCGACGTTTTACCCTGTGAAAACAGAAAAAAATCCGGCGGTTACGTTACGGTTTTTTGAAATGCCGGGAAAGTTATACCCCCCTACGGGGGTATAAGCCGAAAAAGGAGCGGCGAAAAAAACGAAATCGACCAAAACCGGAAAAGCGAAACCGGCGGGGCACCCTGCCGGAGCAAAAAGGAGGTGGCGCCGGTGGCGGAAAAGAAGCAGACCGGCGGCACCGGAAAGCGGGCAAAGAGCGAAAAGCCGGCGGTGCTGTCCGGCACGGTGCCGGAGTGGTCCAGCACCACGGTGATCTCCCAGCTGCTGGGGAAAACGGTCCGCCGTGTGCAACAGCTGACCCAAGAGGGCGTCCTGGAAACAGAGATCCCGCCCGGCGGCGGTGCCCGCAAATATAGAACCTGCGCCACGGTCCAGCGTTATGTGGCATACGTCGAGGCGAAAGCCCAGGAAACCGGCGAAAACAGCCGGGCGGCGGAGTTGACGCTGAAAAAGCTGGAGGCGGAGGTTGAACTGAAAGAAAGCCAAGGCCAGCTGCACCGCCTGAAAACGGCGATTGCAGAGGGGCGTTACCTGGCGGCAGATCACGCCACCGAGGAACTAACCGAGTTCATGGCCAGCTTTAAGAAATTCGCCATGAATATACCCCCGCGCATGGCCGGAACCATGTCCGGCTATGCTGACACAGTGGCGATCCGTGCCATGGAAAAGGCCATGCGGAAAGAGTTGGAAAGCCTGCTGGCCGCGTTCTCTGATGGTGCGATCATGGAGGAGCGGGAGGACGCGGCGCCATGAGGAAGTACAAGCAGGAACCCTATACCGTGCCGCCGTGGATCTATAACGCCATTCAAGTGCTGCGCCCTGTGGAACGCCTGACGG